ATACAGCTAAAATTAAAGCTGATGCTGATTTAGACAAAATGATTATGGCAGATAATACAAAAATTCTTGAAAAAGCAGAAAAGTCTGCTAATATGTTCAGCGATCAGTTAAAAGGTATAAATGGATCAGAAAGACCAAGTCAGGAGAGAGCAGGAGCTAAGCCGCTCATCCCAGGTCAAACAATTATTAGAGAATAAACTCTTTCAAGAGGCGTTAGATACTCTTAAAAAAATTTATTCTGAAGCACTCTTAGAAAAGACAGGTGCGAAAGAAAGCGAAACCAGAGAAAAACTTTGGATCGCTTATAATGTTGTCGGAAAAGTAGAACAGCATTTAAAAAGTATTCTTGAAACCGGAGAACTAGCGGAAAAGCAGCTAGAAATTTTCCGAAAACAGCAACAAGATAAAAAATTTTAGCCGATAGGTTAAAATAAGCCAACCCAATTAAGGGAGCTTAACAAAGGAGGACAGGTATGTCTGAAGTAAACCCATTATTGTCATCACAGGCAATGCAAGGTGCTGCGAAAGCTGTTGAGGGGTTGCTAGATCAAGGTAAAGTTAATACCAAGATAACTAGCGAACCACAAAAAGAAGCAGTTAAGGAAGAACCGAAGAAAACCGAAACGGATAATTCTAAAGTTCAACCAGAAGAAAAAAACTCTGAAACTCAACCTGCAAAGGAAGTTACAGAAAAAGAAGAAGCGTCTGAAAAAGTAAACGCTGAGGAAACTCAAGTAACCGATTTACACCAAATAATAGTCAATGGTGAAAAAATCGATGTTGACCTTGATGAACTGAAAGCAGGTTATCAAAAAGATGCCGATTATAGACGAAAGACGGAAGAACTAGCTATCGAAAAACGACAGCTTTTATCCGACAAAGATCGTCTAACCAAAGACTATTCAACCAAACTTGAAGGTTTGGATAATCTGACAAGGACTTTAAATGCCGAAGTCAATAGCGAATTGAGTTCAAAAGAACTGGATAAACTATTTGATGAAGACCCTACTGAAGCTGCAAAACTTGAGAGAAAAATAAGGCGAAGAAGAGAAACAATCGCACAAGCTCAAAGAAAGCTACGTTCAAACCAAGAAGATCAGTTTCAGGAAGTTTTAAGGGAAGAACAAAAGAAGGTTGCTTTAAAACATCCTGATTTTGGGGATCCGATTAAAGGATCATCTCTTAAAACAAACATGAGAAATTATTTACTAGGTAGACATTTCAACGAACAAGAAATTAACCAAGTTTATGATTCAAGAATGTTTGATGTGATTATGGATGCAATGACGCATCAGAACGCCCAAAAGTTGAAACCAACTTTGGTTAGTAAGAAAGTCAAACCAGCTAAAGTCATAAGGTCCGGTATTAAAGTAACTAAAGATGAACACACCAGTAAAGCAAGGTTGGATCAAATAAGCCGTCTGAAGAGAAGTGGTAATCCTAGAGATGCTACGGATCTTTTGACAAAATATATAAACAACTAAAACAAGGAGAACAACTATGGCTGGTTTAACAACCTACGATACTGTTGGTATAAGAGAGGATCTATCTGATATAATTTATAATATATCACCTACAGACACTCCCTTTATGTCAGGTATCGGCAAAACGAAAGCCACACAAACTAAGTATCAATGGCAAACAGACACTCTATCTGCTGTTGCTGCTAATGCTGCGGTAGAAGGAGCTGCCATTTCTTATGGTTCGCTTTCTTCTACAACTCTAGCATTTGATTACACTCAAATTTCAACTAATGCTGTCCAGGTTACTGGTACAGACGATGCCGTTCTTGCGGCAGGGAGAAGTTCTGAGATAGCGTATCAAGTTGCGAAAGCTGCGAAGGAATTAAAAAGAGATATGGAAAATGCTCTTTTATCTAACACAGCGAAAGCAGTAGGCGACAACACAACAGCAAGAACATTAGGTGGACTTCCAACTTGGATTTCATCAAATGTATCTGCTGGACAGGTGGGTCAGGAGCTGGTAGCGGTGCTGCTAGAACTGACGGAACTCAAAGAGCGTTCACAGAAACTTTACTGAGAGCAGCTTTGAAAACCACTTGGGTAGCTGGAGGCAATCCGAATGTCATCATGCTTAATGGCTTCAATAAACAGAAACTATCTTTCTTTACAGGTGGTGCAACTAGATTCGACAAAGCAGAAGATAGAAGATTAATGACTTCTATTGATGTTTACGAATCTGATTTTGGTACGATGCAAGTCACACCGAATCGTTGGATAAGAAAAACCGACAGTACATCCGCTAAAAGAGGACAAGATGTTTACCTGCTTGAAATGGATTTTTGGGCAGTTGCTTTTTTAAGAGATTTCAAACTTCAACATCCTGCACAGACAGCTGATGCAGATCAAAGATTCTTGGTGGTTGAATATACTCTTGAAGCAAAAAATGAAGCATCAAGTGGTATGGTTACAGACGTAACTACTTCGTAATATCTAACAGTGTAAGGGGGGTAATCTAAAAAATCTGCTCCCCTTGCATTTATATTAACATTGAAGCTCTGAGATTAGATTAAGGGCGGAACGATGAGGATAAAAAAATGAGAACACTAAACGATTATTTTTTAACTGCAAAGATTGCAGACATTAGTACGGCATCTTCAACATATGTTGGAATACCTGATAGTGGAAGAGTCATCAAAATTATTACTGCACTTCAAGGTGTGATTGCTACTGCAAACGCAGCAATTACTTTTGAAATTGGTGGAACAGCTATGACCGATTCAGCAATTACGGTTGCTTATTCTGGTTCTGCGGTTGGAGATGTAGATACATCTGAACCAACAGCAGCAAATACTGTTTCTGAAGATGGAACTATTGAAATAATTACAGATGGTGCATCAACTAATGCAAATGTGCTTTATGTAACTTTTGTTATTAGAAGATAGTATTTGTTATTTGAAAATAGTATAAACAAAATTGGGGGTGGCTCTGACCTAGCGGTTTTTCCACCCTCTAAAATTAAATAGGAGAAAAAAATAAATGGCTTATAATTACGGATTAGCCCCAGGTACAACGCACAAAGTATCACCGTCAGGATCAAGTGCTGCGGCATCAACTGCTTTTAATGCAGATACAGTATTTGTAAGAATTGTTGCAACGGCTGCTATGAATATAGCTTTTGCTGCAACGCCTACGGCTGCTGCCACAGACTTATATATTCCTGCTGCTACAGTAGAAATACTTAAAGTTCCTGAGCAGGGAGTTAAATTTGCTGCTATTGGTACTGGTGATTGTTACGCTACTGAAATGTCTTAATGACTAAACCCAGGTCTTATGGGTATGTTCATGTAAAACAAACTAGGAGAAAAAGACCAGGCCGTCATGCGAAGGCATATAGCAAACGCATACCAAAAAGAAAAAAAACTAGAGGTCAAGGTTAAATGAAAAAAGAAACACAGGTTGATGGTTTAAATAAAACCACTTTTGTTAAAGAAGAATTGGAGAATGGTGGTGAAGTTGGTATTATAGACGAACAGAACATCAATCCCCACCTTAAACACAATAAAGAGCTTTATAATCTTAACGATGGCTATTCTAAAAGCAGGGCATGGAAAAGGGTAGCTTCTATTCCTACTTTAGCATTACAAATCTGGGCGGAGGAAGAAACTGGTGATAACAACTGGTATCGTATTCCGAAAGAAACTCAAATCAAAATTCTAAAGAAGAAATTGAATAGCAACGAATATCAATACTTTAAAACTGCACCAGGAAATATATAATGGCTACAAAGAATTGGATTCAAAAAGCAATTAAAAAGCCTGGAGCTTTAAGGAAATCTTTAAAGATTAAAAAAGGACAAAAGATTCCCCTAAAGAAACTACAGGCGGCTGCCAAGAAAGGCGGTAAGTTAGGAAAAAGGGCTAGACTAGCCTTAACACTAAGAAGATTAAGAAGGAGCATATAATGGCACTATCAACTTACGCAGAATTAAAAACATCCATAGCGAACTGGCTAAATCGTTCTGATTTAACCGATGAGATTTCTGATGATTTTATTAAACTGGTTGAAGCGGAATATAATTCTAAATTTAGAATTAGAAAGATGCTTACTTCCGATACTTCTTTTACAATAGATTCAGAACTGGAAGCATTACCTACAGGATTTTTACAAGTCAGGGATTTTTTTATTGTTTCTGGATCGACTAAATATTCCTTAACGTATATGGCTCCAACGCAAATGGATCAAACGAAGGGGGGTAGTACCTCTGGAAGACCCAATACTTATACGATACTGGGAGATAATTTTAGATTTGCACCCACACCAGACGGAACCTACACCGCAACCATTAATTATTATAAAGCGATAGATGCTTTATCAGATTCAACAACGACTAATTATATTTTAACCAGCCATCCAGGTATTTATTTATATGGATCGCTTTATCATGCAGCTAATTTTTTAGGCGGCATTGAACCCTCTAAATTACAAAACTGGTCTCAGCTTTATGCAACTAGCATGGAACGACTGGAAAGAAACGACAAAGAAGATACTTGGAGTGGAACACCTTTACAGGCTAGATCGGATGTTACAGTGGGTTCACCTTTTGTAGATAGAACAACCGTTATATCAAATAATAGTTAGGGGAAATAATGCAATTACCTTTTGGAGAATGGCTACCAGATCAACCCAAGTTTATGAATCCTGGTGCGAATGTAGCAAAGAATGTTTATTTTGCTGCTAGAAGCTACAAACCTTTTCCATCTTTAACGACTTATAGTTCAAATGCTATGGCAACTTTATCCAAAGGAGCTGGTTCATTTCGATCAACAAGCAATACTAGCTTTAATTTTGCAGCGACCAAAGATACTCTTTACCACCTATCATCAGGAGCCTTTACGGATAGAGGTGCTGGAGGAAAATTTTTAAATGATTCTTATGCGACTAGCACCATTACAGTTACCGATTATTCAAACATAGCTACTGATTCAACGATTGTTTTAACGACAAGTGCTGGAGTTGCAGTTACATTTACTTGTCAAGGTGCTGGTACAGGAACACCTGCTACCGATAAATTTTTTCATAATGAATCTAATGATACGACAGCAGATAATATTTTTACTTGTATTAATGCAAATGCTAATTTTTCAGCAGTTAATCCAGCGGCAAATGTAGTAACCGTCACTAGAGCAGTAGTAGGGAATGATAATCTTACTGTTACTTCTTCAGATACGACTAGAATGGCTGTTACTGATTTTACTGGTGGTGCTCCATTATCAGGAACGGCAACAGACTATTTTACTTTTACCCAATTTGGAGATTATATTATTGTGAGTAATGGAGTAGATGCACCCCAATATTATTTAATGGGAACTTCAACAAACTTTGCTAATCTTTCAGCGATTGCTTCCGATGGAACTCCACCTCTATTTAGAGTATCAGGAGTGATTAGAGATTTTTTAGTAACAGGAAATATTAGTGGTGCAACGAACAGGGTTCAATGGTCAGGCATTAATGATATTACGACTTGGACAGCAGGAGCAAAACAAGCTGATAGTCAAGACCTTCCAGGTTCAGGAGGACAAATTGTAGCCATCACTTCTGGTGAATATGGTTATGTGTTTAGACAAAATGAAATTGTCCGTATGGATTATGTGGGCGGAACAACCATATTTAGATTTTCGGTGGTATCTCCTAACAGGGGTGCTGTCTACGGAAAAACAGTTTGTCAAGATAACCGAAGAGTTTTCTTTTATGCCGATGATGGTTTCTTTGAAGTACAAGGAGATACAATTAAACCGATTGGTGCAGAAAAAGTTAATCGTTTTTTCGATATAGATTTAGATAAAGCTTATACTGACAGAATTGTGGCTGCGGTTGATCCTTTTAATCAATTAGCCATTTGGCTTTATCCTAGTGCTGATAATACCGCTAATACTACAGGCGTTTGCGATAAACTTTTAATTTATAATTATGTAACTGAAAAATGGTCTTTTGCTAAAGCAACGTCTAGTACCATCTTTTCTCAATTCGTTGGAGCTTATACCGTTGAAACAATGGATTTAATATCATCAAACTTGGATAATATTAATATTGCTTTAGACACAGCTTTTTGGTCAGGTGGACAAATATATTTAGGTGCGATTGACGGAGATTATAAAGCGGCTATCTTTTCTGGTAATGGCAATGATTCAGAAATCGAAACCAAAGAAATTGAGTTGTTTCCAGGTTTAAGAAGTGATATTACAGAAGTTAGACCCATTGTAGATGCAACGGCAACCGTTGCCATTACAACAAGGGAACGATTAGCAGACGATGCTACTACATCTTCTTATAGTTCAATGGTAACCAGTGGTACAGTTCCAGTTAGACAATCAGGAAGATATATTAGGGCGAATGTTAAAATAGCAGCAGGATCAACTTGGACTCATGCACAAGGCGTTGATTTTATAGCAAGTAGGGCAGGACAAAGATAATGGCAAAAGATATAAATATTGATAATGTTCGATATAGCATGGAACACCAAGAATATTTCCAACGACAGTTGGAAGTGGTGGTCAATGCTTTAGTCAATCAAAGCAACGATGAAAATGCTAAAGCGTTTGCATGGTTTATGAATATGGGAAATAAAAATTTATCCAGTTGGAATATTACCAATTCTGGAAAAGCATTAGTGATGGGATTTTAAATTAAATGGCAACAAACATAAAAGATTATTCAACAACCCAAGCCAGTAACACATCGTTAAATACGATTAATGTTGGCGAAGGGATGCTTCCTAGTAACTTAAATAATGCCATCAGGGCATTAATGAAAAATACTAGAGATTGGTTTAATGATGCTCAATGGATTGAATATGGAGATGGTTCAGGATCTTATACGGCAACGTATGTTTCAGGAACGGCTTTTACTATTGATGGCGTTGATGTAACTGCGGTTTATCATGCCAAGCGTAGAATCCAAATTGTTGATACCGCTGCAACTTTGTATGGCACTATTTCAAGCACTTCCTTTTCTACCAACACTACCGTTAATGTTACTTGGGATTCAGGTAGCTTAACTTCAGGTGCACTCACTTCTGTTTATTTAGGTGTTTTAACGAATACGAATGATTCTATTCCGACAGGAATTGATGCAGCTAAATTAGCAGACGGAACGGTTAGTAATACAGAATTACAATATATTAATAGTGTTTCTTCAAATGTTCAAACACAAATAGATGCTA